TAGTCCGAACATTCCAGAGATCGATATCAAGGTCGACAGTGTGGCCGTTACCGCGGTTACCAAGAAGCTCAAGGCCAAGTGGACCCCGGAGTTAGGACAAGATCTTAACGCCTACCACAACCTTGATGCCGAAGTTGAGCTTACTCAGATTCTGTCTGAGCAGATTGCTCTTGAGATTGATCGAGAGATCATTGAGGATCTTGTTCGTGGCTCGACTGCCGGTACTCGTTACTGGTCGCGCGCTGCTGGCCGCTTCCTTAATCGGGAGACTGGTCTTGAAGTCGGTGGTTCAACAACCCCTGACTTCACTGGTAACGTTAGTGAGTGGTATGAGACTCTCGTTGAGACGATCAACGATGTTTCTGCCCAGATCCACCGCAAGACTCTTCGCGGTGCTGCCAACTTCGTCGTCTGCGGACCTGAAGTTGCCAACATCCTTGAGTTCACTGCTGGCTTCCGAGCCAATGTGACTGCGGATAGTGATCGTGGCGATATCGGCACTGTGAAAGTCGGTGCACTCTCGAAGAAGTTCGACATTTATGTCGATCCATACTTCCCCCGTAGTTTGATCCTTGTTGGTCGACGCGGAGGTAGTTTCCTCGAAAGTGGGTATGTATACGCACCTTATGTGCCGCTGCAGACTACACCTACGATCTTCGGTGTTGAAGATTTCGTGCCCCGTAAGGGAGTCATGACTCGATACGCCAAGAAGATGGTCCGTCCTGATATGTACGGGCTTGTGATTGTTAGCGATCTAGTCTAGAGCTGACTTCGGTCAACTTTTCTGAAAGCCCCGGCTCGAAAGAGTCGGGGCTTTCTATTTAGTAGTGAACTTAACGAGGTATTCTCAATGGCGATCCCTAATTTAAATCCGTCTTCCACTACTCAAAGCAATATATTACCAATTACTGGCGCAATTGCGAATGTATCTGGTGCGCTTCCATTTGGGATTTATGTGAACTCTAGTCCGTTCCTTTCGGGGGCCGTAGATCAGGTGGCTTATACATATAAGAAACTCGGAGGTGATGTACTTGATATAGAACTTAGTCAAGGAAATGTTTATGCAGCCTATGAAGAGGCTGTACTAGAATATTCTTATATTGTTAATATACATCAGAGCAAGAATACTTTATCTGATCTTTTAGGCGCTCAAACCGCCTCATTTAATCAGGATGGACAAATCACTTCAGGCGACGGCCTTTCGGGCTCCAGTATTGAGTTGCGATATCCGCGTTTTGATTATGGTTATGTTCGTAGGATCTCAGAAGGCTTAGCAACCGAGACTGGTATAGGGGGTCTGGTACCCATATATTCGGCCTCGTTTACCACGGTTAACAACAGACAAGATTATGATCTCCAGACCCTTATTTCATCGTCCTCTTCTGCCGACACGACTCTTCCGTATTATGATCAAGTGAAGGGGAAAAGAGTTATTGTGCGCAAGGTGTTTTTCAAGACCCCTCGTGCTATGTGGAGGTTCTATGGTTACTACGGAGGGTTCTCGGTGGTAGGAAACTTAAGAACTTATGGCCAATATGCTGATGATTCTACCTTTGATATAGTTCCGGTGTGGCAGAACAAGCTTCAGGCCATGGCTTATGAAGATGCTATTTACACAAGAACATCGCACTATTCGTATGAAATTAAAGACAACAATCTTAGGCTTTTCCCAACTCCCGTTACCACAAGCCCTCTAAAGTTTTGGGTACAGTTTACAATTGATAATCAATATGAACCTTGGGACGAAACTGGACGCGGATCACAGGGGATCAAGGGTATCAATAATGTAAACACCCTTCCATTTGAAAATCTTCCCTATGCTAGTATCAATTCAATAGGAAAGCAGTGGATTCGAAGATTTGCACTGGCTCTTACTAAAGAAATCCTGGGACAAGTGCGAGGAAAGTTTGCTCAAGTGCCCATTCCGGGGGAAAGCGTAACATTAAATGCTGCAGAGTTGCTCTCTCAAGCAAAAGAGGAACAAAAAGATCTTCGGGAGGAGTTAAAGACACTTCTGGACGAGATGACTTATGATAAGCTTGCCACTGTCGATTCCACCATGCAGGATGCTGCCGAAAAGGTTCTTTCTAATGTGCCCACGGGCATTTACGTAGGCTAGGATTTTAAATCATGGCCCGGCGCACACGTAGTAAAAGAACCCAAGAGCAGATTCAGAAGAAATCTCGCGAAAAGAGATATGCTCATATTGGGGACAAAGAGGTAGAAAACAAACTAGAAGAAGTAACTCTTCAGCCGTCTGGTCTTGAAACAATTGACCGTGCTATGTGGCATTTCATTAATGTAGAGCTGGATTTAAATTTGTTTTCTAACGATGGGTTTAAAAAAGTTCCTGTTCTATGGACAACCGCCGAGCGGGCCTATCAAGTTAAGGATGACAAGGATCTGAGGGATAAGGATGGTACGTTGGTGCTGCCGCTCATAACCATTGCTAGAACCTCAACTAATAAGGAGCCCGATCGTCGCGGGGTGCCCTATGCTCATCTTTTCCCCGAGCCAGATGCCAAAGGGGGCACCATCACAATCGCTCGCACCATCAATCAGAAAAAAACAGCAGAATATCAAAATTCTTTGGCGAATCGAATTTATGGTCCCCTCCCTGGATCGCGCTCTAAAAGATATAACACCAATAAAAGAGAGATGAAGCCCCCTAAGGTAGTATACAACACCATTACTATTCCGATTCCCACGTGGGTAACGGTTACTTATGAAATCGCATTGCGGACGGAGTATCAGCAACAGATGAATGAGCTTGTAAGGCCCTTTTTTACGGTCGCCGGCAATTCTCGGATGCCCAAACGAATAAGTTCTTTGGGACACTCATATGAGGTTTTTATAGACGGGGCTTTTTCTGATAATTCTAATCAACTCGCCCTAGGCATGGAACAAAGAAATTATGAAACTTTAGTTAGGGTGGAAGTACTGGGATATTTGATCGGCGCAGGGGAAAATCAAGAGCCGCCCGCTATTGTAACACGCGAGAACGCCGTTGAGTTTAAGTTCGGCCGCGAGCGTGCGGTTTTTGGTGATATTCCTAGGACCATCCCTGACGGATGGTATAGAAAATAGCAAAGACATATTTTTACGATTAAGATTTTGTTTTGAAAAAAATAGAATAAGTCTGTTGCTGATATAAGACACTATTTAATAAGACCATTCAGTCTTAGGAGAGCTACACTAATGTCAGTTAAAAACTATAGATTTGTTTCCCCCGGGGTTTTTGTTGACGAGATCGACAACTCTCAAATCCCTGCATCCCCGGCAGGCATAGGACCCGTTATCATCGGCCGCGCCGAAAAGGGGCCTGCATTAAGGCCCGTGACGGTTCAATCTTTTGAAGAATTTGTTAACGTCTTTGGAGCCCCATCGCCGGGCCGCTCCGGTCCAGATGCTTGGCGCACTGGCGTCAACACGACAGCCACTACTTATGGTGGTTATGCTGCGCAAGCGTATTTAAGAAACAGCTCTCCCTTAACTTACGTACGTCTCCTTGGTGCTGAAGGCGAAGGAACGTTGACTGGAGAAGGTGATGCCGGATGGAATGCCGGCAGCGCCGGAGCGGCGTGGGGTCTCGTTGTTTTCGAGCCCCAGTACGCTAGTGGTTCCGCCTGGAAAGTCCCCGGCGCAGCCAGCTCTAGTTATACAGATGGAGGCACTGGCTCTATGCAGGGTGTTCTTGCGGCGATTTTCTATACCACCGATGCGACTACCAATCTCTGGTTATCTGGTAATATTCTTGATACTAATGCTGGGACCGCGCAGGCCGGCCCAGCAGCGCAAGGGTCTTCTGCTATTATTAAGGACACTGGAGTTCCTTACGAGTTCAAGATGGTTATTTCCAATGCTAGTGGATCTGTTGCAGTTACCTCATCTTTTAACTTTAATCGTGCAGATTCTAAGTATATCAGAAAGGTTTTTAACACAAATCCTCAGAAGACTAACTCTACAATTACTGAATTAGCAGATAATTATTGGTTAGGTGAGTCCTTCGATCGTCACCTTAAGGCAAATATTACTGCTAGCACCACCTGGGGCGCAGTTGTTCTGCTGAAAAATAATGCCGGCACGAACGCCGGCAGAGCTCATGAAGATCCCCTGCAGGGCGCCCAGGCCCCCATTATTATTGGTTCTGATACCATTAATCGCGGCACCGCCGCAAGCAATGGTTTTGATATTGAAGCAATGCCTTCTTTGTTTACCGTGCATGCTCTGGAAGAGCCCGGCGCCTGGACCAATAAAAACCTTAAAATCTCTATTCAGGATATTAAGGCATCCACAAATGAATCGAATGCTTATGGTAGTTTTTCCCTTGTCGTTCGTAAGTTAAGCGATAGCGACAACGTGGTTAAGGTGGTGGAACAGTTTGAAAATTGCAATTTAAATCCTGATTCGTTAAATTATGTAGCACGCATGGTGGGCGACAGACGCCGCACTTGGGTTGCTGCTGAGCGACGCTACAAGGTTGAGGGCGATTATGATAGCCGTTCGGACTACATTCGAGTTCAGGTAGCTAGCAATGTCGAAAACGGAGCGGTGAATGCTACCGTGCTTCCCTTCGGCTTCAAGGGTATCGTTAAGTATGCTGATGAGACTGCACTCTCGTCGGGCAGCAGCACCGGAGGGAACTGGGTGACTGGAACGACGATCGCGCGCGGCCGCTTTACTGGTTCTATCGGGAGCAGTAGCACAGGCTTCGACCGTCTGCCAGCTATAATGTCTAAAAACGTCTTTGTCGCTAGTGGATCTCATCTTACCGCTTCTGTCCTGTATCCGGCTCCCGAGCTTCGGGTGTGTGCAGGGTCAGGCGGCCTCGCCAATCCTACGGACGCATACTTTGGAATGCAAGTCTCCCGCACGTCGGGAAGCACTACCTTCGATGACTCGACCATTGATCTTTTGATGGCTCGTGGTGGAATTGTCGGCAACATGTTTGCCGGCGCGGCTTCTGCCCAGCGAGAACTGTCCATGTGGTTTACTCTTGATGACCTCAGCGGCTCGTCAAGTGGCTCTAAGGGCATTGTTAAGTGGGTTTCCGGCTCGCACGCCAATGGTACCTCTCTTACCTGTCAGGCCGGCGCTGTTTCAGGCGTCCTTGATGTTGGGTTCGATAGGTTTACTGTGCCTCTGTATGGCGGATTTGATGGTCTCGATATCACAGAGATGGATCCCTTCAACAGTCGACTCCTTAATGGAATCTCCAATATTAGCGAGCAGAATAGTTATCAGTTTAACTCGATTAAGCGCGCCATTGATTCGTTAGCGGATCCTGAGGTGGTGGAAATGAATCTGGCCAGCGTGCCGGGTCTTACCCATGAAGGACTTACTGCTCAGTTGCTCGAGGCTTGCGAAGATCGGGCAGATGCTCTGGCTGTTATCGACCTGAAGGGTGGATTCCAGCCTCGGGAAGATTCCACGTCAATTACACGAAACAACACGGCCACGTCGTTGAGGACCGTTATTAACAACCT